TACGCAGAGTATAGTAGTAACTATGACGCTCAATGTTTGTCCGGAGGTGGTGGAAGCACTGGCGGTAATGGCGGTTGTCCCTCTAAAGGAACCGTACTAGCATCAGGTTGTGACGGAACCACGTTCTTCATTCGTTTTGCAGACGGTGAGTGTGGTGAAATCTATGACTCTGTTCCGGGTTACGCTGGCTGTGGCGGTGGTGGTTACGAGTGTGACGATCCTAACGCTACTGTAAGAGAAGACGGTAGCTGTGGCCCGTGTAAAGCTGGGTACGTGTTCAACGGTGCTTTAGAGCGCTGTGTACAAGAGTCAGTAACTAATCCTTGTAACGACCCTATTTATGCGGCAGAAAACCCACAACAGTGTGGCACTGGACCGGAATGTATTGATTGTACTTGCGCTGAGTACGCGGCGGCTAACCCAGACGAGTGTGGTACAGCTCCCCCTCCAGAAACAACTAGCGGAGGCGGCGGTGGTGGCGGTGGTGCCGCTGGAGGCTCTGGAATGTTTGATTTAGAGTCTTTTGAGATCACAGGAGACCCACAACTCTTAGCTAAAATGGAATTTCCTATAACTGACTTTTTGAGTGGTATGTTCAAGGATTACGTATGACATATTTAGACCTAGTAAACAACGTACTGAGGCGTCTCAGAGAAGACACAGTAACGACAGTTAGCGCCAACACGTACAGTGCTATGGTTGGTGACTTTATTAACGACGCAAAGCAACTCGTGGAAAACGCTTGGGATTGGTCTAATCTTAGGTCTACCCTTACGATCACCACGGCGGCTGACGACTACACGTACTCACTCACGGGATACCAAGACCAAGGTAAGATACTGAACATCATTAACGATACGTCTAACATTGTGATGGAGTACAGACCACAGACTTGGTTTGACGATAAGTTTTTTGTTAATACCCCTGCTTCTGGTAAGCCAGAGTACTACACGTTTAGCGGCATAGACGGCTCTGGTGACGCACAGATTGATGTGTACCCTAAGCCTGACGGTGTTTACTCTCTGAAAGTCAAAAGCGTCATCAGAAACGTAGCCTTGAGTTCTGACTCTGACACACTGGCTATTCCTAGTCAGCCTGTAATTCACATGGCGGTAGCTCTGTTGGCTCGTGAACGTGGTGAGACAGGCGGTACGTCAACACCAGAGTACTTTGCTATTGCTGACAAGCACTTGTCTGACGCTATCGCTCTGGACGCACAGAAGCACCCCGAAGAAACTATTTGGTACACACCGTAGGGAGACGCTAGATGGCCCAGCCACTACAGAGTATTAACCTAGTTGCTCCTGCGTTCAAAGGGATCAACACAGAGGATTCTCCGCTTGCACAGGATACGTCTTTTGCGGAGATTGCAGACAACGCTATTATTGACAGACGAGGACGATTAGCTTCACGTAAGGGTAACGCTGTTGTAACGACAGACAAGACTGTACTAGGTACTGACTACCTTTCTAACATACATGAGTTCTACGACAACGCTGGTAACGAGGTAATCTTTAGTACTGGTAACAACAAGATAATGACAGGTACGACTACACTGGTTGACGCTACGCCGGGGTCGTACACAATTACAGATAACGATTGGAAGATATTTAACTTTAACGATCACGCTTACTTCTTCCAACGTGGCTACGAGCCTCTCGTGTACAGCAACAGTCTAGGTGCAGTTACTAAGATGTCTAGTGTTGCTGGTGCGTCTGTAACTTCTGCACAGTACGCCAACGAAGCTATAGGTGCTTACGGACGAGTGTGGTGTGTAGGTAACGCTACTAACGACAACACGATCTACTGGTCTGACTTGTTAATAGGACACGATTTCTCTGGTGGGTCTAGTGGTTCTATTGATGTGTCTAAGGCGTGGCCTAACGGGTTTGACAAGGTTGTAGCTATAGCGGCACACAACGGACTGCTAGTGGTGTTTGGTGAAAACAATACGCTGGTGTACGGTGGTGCAGAAAGTCCAGCAACAATGGCTATACAGGACACTATTCCGGGTGTTGGCTGTGTAGACAGAAAGAGTGTACAGAGTATAGGAACAGATTTATTGTTTCTTTCACCTACAGGTCTTAGGAGCTTGGGACGCTCTATACAAGAGAAGTCCTTGCCTATTACCGACTTGAGTAGAAACATCAAGCAGGAACTAATTGCTAACACGCTGGGTAAAGCAGAGCCAGTTAGTACAGTGTACAGTCCTGAAAACTACTTCTATCTTCTGTGCTTTCCTGATCTCAACCTCGTGTACTGCTTTGATGTACGAGGCACACTAGAAAACGGTGCGTACAGGGTAACACGATGGCCTAGTGTGGACTTCAAGTGTTTCCACAGGGACAGAAACGGTGACATATACATAGGCACAACAGCGGGTGTAGGAACGTACAACAACTACTTTGACAACGGTAATATTTATCGTTTCCGTTACTACAGTCCCGGCTTGAGCTTTGGCGATCCATCTAAGATTAAGATGTTGAAGAAGATTAGACCAACAATTATTGGTGGTAACAACGCAGACATTTTTCTTAAGTGGTCTTACGACTTTTCAACAGCAACCAGCACTAGCACGTTTAGAACTAGCAGTGCTACACCCGGATTCTACGGACAGTCTGAGTACAACGTAGCAGAGTTTTCTGAAGAAGGTACAACCATTAGCCGTTCTTCTATTAACACGACAGGCTACGGCTCAGTAATCAGCGTTGGTCTTGAGACAGACATCAACGGCTACGCACTGTCCATACAGGAAATGAATGTACTAGCACTGATAGGTAAAACGCTATGATGACTTACAATAAGAAAAGAGGTACTTACTAATGGCACTAGGATTTCTAGGGAACATAATTGGGGATGTTGCCTCTTCTCTGTACAGCAATATGCCTGAAAACATAAAGAATCTGTATACAAAGGAAATAACTGATATTGCGGCTCCTGACGTTTCATTTAAACCTTTTACGGTTAGTGGACCTACCGGCAAAATCCAAGCCACGAAAGCGGGGGGAACTCAGTACACATTAGATCCTACTTCTGCGGCTATACAGAGTGCTCTAGAATCTCAGGCACTCTCTAGGTTTGGTGCTACTCCTGTTGGCGCTGGACAACTGGGAACTGCTGGTCAACAGTTGTTAGGCGTAGGTCAACAGCAGTTAGGCGTATCTCCGTTTGGCCTCGCTGGTCAACAACAGGCGGCACAACAGGCGTTTGGCTTAGGTGGGCAGTTCATGGGTCAGGCTGGTATGCCTATGGGTGCTAGAGAACAAGAGGTGTACGACAGAATTAGGGCTACACAGCTTGGTGAAGAGGAGAGACAGAGACTTGCTTTAGAAGAGCGTTTGTTTGCTCAAGGAAGAGGTGGTGTACGTACATCAATGTTTGGTGGTACACCAGAGCAACTAGCGATGGCACAAGCACAAGAAGAAGCTCAGAACAGGGCCTCTCTTGCCGCTATATCTCAAGCACAAGCAGAACAACAGCAACAGGCGGCTCTAGGCGCTCAGTTTGCAGGGCTAGGTTCTGGCCTAGCTACACAGAGACAAGCTCTAGATGCCGCACAACAAGCTAGGGCTATGCAAGCACTCCAAGGCGGCATGGGCTTGATGGCAGGAGGTCTTGGATTAGAAGAGGCACAACAAGGGATTGGCTTAGGTGCACTTCAGGGCGCTTATCTTCCACAGGCGGCTATGCTCTCTGCGTTCTCTCCTGCACTCAACGTGGCTAGCTTGGCTGACGTTGCACGTAGGCAGAGCGGTCAGTACGCAATGGAAACTGACATTGCTAACCTTGAGGCAGAACTACAGAGACAAGCTGGTTTGTCCAACTTGTACAGCGGTTTGTTCAGCGGCGCTACTGGATTAGTTGGTGGGCTAGGTACTGGTTTGGCTAACATCATGGGCGACACTGGATTGTTTAAAGATATTTACAACTGGGCTAAAGGATTCATTCCTTCAGACACGGCCCTTAAAACTAACGTACAACTTCAGGGCCAGTTACCCAACGGTATAAATTTGTACACTTGGGATTGGACTGAAGAAGGAAAAGAGCTTTCTAACAACGCTCCTTCGTACGGTGTTATCGCTCAGGAAGTTCAAGAGATTATGCCGGAAGCAGTAGTTCGTGGTGAACACGGTTACTTAACTGTTGATTACTCCAAGCTGATTTAAGAGGAAACAGAAATGGCTTTTAGAATAAACACAGGATTACCTCAAGCTGGCTTGTCAGCAGGACAGATGATTGGCTCTGCTTTTGGACAGCTAGGCGGCTCTATTGGCGGTATGTTGACTCGTGGTGGTGAGGCGATTAGAGAGGGGCGTGATGCTGAAAAACTTGCTGGTATTTATGCACCTGTTACTCAAGAGGGTGCAACATCTACTCAACTGTTTCAGGCGGCTCAACAACTGATGTCTATGCCAGATAAAACAAAGGAAGCGATGGCATTGCTTGAGCAAGCTAGGGCAATGCAACAAACCGAAGCAGAGACCTTAGCCAAAAAGCAACAACAGGCTGGTTTACTATCTCTTCAAGAGTCTATTGCTGATTCAGCTACAAAACTAGGCTTGCCTGATATTGCAGAAAGAGCGGCAAACACGACAGACCCTGAATCGCTTAGGGCCATACAAAAAGACTTGCGTGAGCAGGAAGTTAAAAATTTAATCAGGGAGCGAGGCGAACCCGGAAGAAAAGCACTAGCTAAAAGATACGGCATTACGTATGAAAGCTACATGGGAGATCTTGATGACGATAACTTTTTTAAACTGCTAGAAGGACAGGAGGCAGAACTAAAGTCTTTCCTGTTGCCTGACGGTACTGAAACCCTGCTGGAAGTAAACAAAAAAGACGCTAAAGTAAGAGATCCTGCTGACGGGGTATTCAAGAGAGCCAGTGAAATAGGTTTGCGTAGAGCACCAAACAGACAGCAAGTAGAAAACATAGCTAACTATAGAAGCGAGAAATTAGCAGAAGCTGGAGTAAAACACTTCCAAGAACTTCACGAGTCAACGTCTCAGACAATAGCGACTCTAAATAACATTGAAGAAGTTTTACCGTTGACTGACGAAATGATAACAGGAGCAACAGCACAGCCTGAGGTGTTCGTTAGACGAATCAGAAGTGCGTTATCTGAGTTTTTAGGTATTGATGCTTCAGACCCTTCTTTGCAAAACACAGAAGCATACATTGCACTGGCGGCTCCTCGTGTTGCTGAGATTATCAAAAACTTTGGTGCTGGCACAGGCTTGTCCGATGCTGACCGTGAGTTTGCAAACAAAGCCGCCG